TCACGAGGACAGCGGGCCCCCGCCTTCCACCGCAACCGCAACCCCACCCACCACCATCCCCGTCAAATGCCAGACCGCCGCCATCCAAATCCCCATATTAAACGCAAACTCGTTGGCGCAGGATTGTTTGAAGAACTCGCCTTCGAGGAACATGCAGGACCCCTTGCAGAGCTGGACGACGGGGCAGGACATGCATTCCTCTCGGAAAGCAAAATGCGTCCCGGTGTCGAGCGCAATCGCATCAAAGTCCTCGACGTGACCAATTTTGTGCTCGCCCTGTGCACCGGTATTTTGGCAAGTCATAACATTGCCGCGCAAGTCGACCGCGATAGTGTCCTCGCGGTCCATCCCACATTTCTGTCCAAGGCCATCAATGCTGCGGCGCCGTTGGATCGATTGGTAGAACTCGTTTATACGGTCTCCAAGACCAAAGGCTTCTGGGTCGTTTGCCAAGGCCTCAAAAATCGATTGCGTGAGGCCTCGAAGCTGGGCTGGCTCAAAGCGTCCTGTGCCGAGCGCTGTGGCTGCGTCGTAGACGTTCACCACACCCTCAAGGCCCACGAAAGCCTCGGGGCCCACCTTGTCGGCAAACCAATCTTGCAGCTCCTTCAGATCGTGGTGCTGCTGCGTGATCACCGCGTTAAAGCCGACCATCCCCGGCCGTTCAGCTAGTAGCGCGTCGATCCAGCGGCGCTTCTCAGGATCGTCCAAGGGATCAGGCCCGCGCAGATGCTGGCCCGGCCCGTCGTGCGAAATCGTAATGCCGATGTCGTACTTTGCGATGAAGTCGAGCTTTTCGCGGTCAAAGAGCGAGCCATTGGTGATGATGGAAAACCGGGCGTTGGGGAACCGCTCAGCCAAAGCTGGCAAAAGGCGTTTGATCTTTGCCCAGTAAACAAAAGGCTCGCCGCCCCACACCTCGATCTGCTCCGGTGCGTCCGTCATCCAGCCCTCAAGCTGTGCAAGAAAGCTTTCAACGTCGCTGAGTTTTGAGATGGTCGCGTCTGAGATTTGGAAGGCCTGGTTGCAATAGCTGCAGGCGTAATTGCACGACAGCCCCAGTTGGATTTTCAACACCCGGGGCGCGCGGGATTTGCCGAGGGGCTTGTCTTTCGCCACCCTTGGCACGGGGGCAAATGCGCTGGGCTCCACCGGCAGCTGCAGTCCCTCGCACTCCGAGGTATGCGGGTTATAGCGCAAGGTATGTCGAGCACCATCTGGCGCCTCTAGGGTCAGATCAAACCACATCAGTCAAAAAGCCTTTCTTCAAGGTCGTCGGGTAGGTTGACGCGGAAGTTTGCGACCACCTGCACATGGGGGGTGCTCCCCGCATGGGGGTGCTGGTTGTGGGGAATATGCGAAGGGAAAAACACCGACAGCCCGGGGCGTGGGTTGACGGAGTATCCGTGGCGCGGCTCAAAGGGCAGTCGGCCTTCGTCGAAGTAGCGCGAGGGGTCCTCGATCACAAAGCGCGGGTTTCCGACGCTATTGATAGGCTGACCTGCGCCACCCCCGGTCAGAAAGTGCACGCAGGTTAAATCGCCTTCTCGGCTGTCTTTGTGCGTTGAGATGAACCCGCCGGGAGCGATAACGAGTGCGCGGTTTTCACAATGGTCCGGGTCGAGATAGGCGGCCCATTGACCCAGCAAGGAGCGCGCGCAGGCAAAAAGGTGCGCCTTTAACACTTGCCCCGCAGAGCTTTGCTCGAGGATGCCTCGCACGCGCCGCTCCGGCGCGGCCTGCCCGCCTTTAAGCGTCAAAGGATCAGCACGCTTGATTGCCTCATTTGCCAGCTCGCGGTTTAGGCTCCAGTCCACGGGGGCTTCAAAAAACGAAACCCGCGTCGGCCAGAGCTCAAGGGAAGAGTGAGCAGCGTCCATTGTTAGCACCGGCAGTTGCAGTTGCAGTTGTAGAAGTTGCGGTGAGCCGTGAACGTCACCGCCCCGCTTGTTCCCCCGCCAGAGAGATTTTCGATGTAGCAGTTGCTCGTGCAATTGCAGTTGCTGCCATTGTTACCACCGTGCTTTCTGACGGAGCCTGATGTTGGGTTGCTCTGGACTAGCGTTACGGAGGTGATGTCTCCCGCACCAATGGCTGGCTTCCCGCTAATCCGGGACCAATCGATTGTGCCGCTGTCGCTGATCACGATGGTTGAGCCGACTTTATAGGCCATGGGGCCCTCCTTGCGTTTGATGGGCTAGGATCTCTGCGAGCCCGGCTTTGCAGTGAGAATTGGGAAGGTTGATCGAGCAAAGCACCGGAATGCACATCCGCTCCTCACCCTCAAAATACGTGCTGTCGTGGGGCACGTGGCCCTCGAAGACGAGCATGGAGCCCGCCTTTGGCTCCACCGCATACCAGCCGCCGACGTAGGCGTCAGGATTGCGGCACGGCCACAGTCTCTTTCCGACATTGGCCGGATCATAGAAGCGCACCGCCCCGCGATGCAGTGAGGTCTCAGGGCAGTCCGCGTCCAGCTTTACTCGGGGATAGTAGGTGCAGACGATGTCGGTCTGTATATGCGTGTGGGTGTTGATCCCAACGTTTTCCTTGTCAGCTCGGCGCTGCCAAAAGGTGTCGGACATCATCGAGATATCCCCGGTGTGCTCGTATCCATAGGCGAGCTGCAGATATTCGCGCACAGTCGCAGCCACCATCTCTGCTAGGGCCGCAATCGCAGGGTCTCGCTTATCCATCAAAAAATTGTGCCGCAGATGCCCAAGGTGGTTGGTTTGGTCGCCCACGTTGCGGCCGTCGTCCGCGTCATTGATGCGGTTGGCCACAGCGTCCTTGGCGGCCAGCGCGTACAGCCGGTCGTTGAACCCCTCGGGCATCTCCCAGTGTTTGTGCATCACGAAGGCCGGGTAGATTATCTGCATCTCGGAGGTGGTTTCGATGTGCATCAAACGACCTCCAGGAGGATCTTGCCGATGGCGGTGTAGTGCTCGGTGTTGATCTTCACCGCGATCCGGTCGCCGGGGCTGAGGCCCAAGGCCTCAATGGCAAAGCGCCCCACACCGTCTTCGCCCGTTACTAAGCGGCGTTTCGGCAAATACCCTGCGTCGCTGTCGAGCTTCAGCGTCAGCGCATGGGGGCAGGGCGCCCCATCCCCGTTCCACTTTAACGTAATGGGCACATCTGCTCGGCCGCCGGCGGGCACACGCACGACCTCCGTTCCCACCGCGTGGAAGTAGAACTGCTTAAACCAGACCCCATCATTGGGGATTGAGGCATCATCGATGCGGCTTGCCACGGGCGTCCCGTTCAGCAGGATCGGGTCTTGATCGCAGAGCAATTCAACGCGCGCCCCGGACAATGGCCCGGCGATAGGCATAAAGATCACAAGGGCGTTTGACGCCTGTGTCCGTGCCCGGTGCCGGAAAGAATAGTCCACCTTCTCGCGCGCAGATTGGGCAAAGCGGTTGCGCCACGGCAAAGGAAAGCCGTTGTTGTCGGTCATGATGTCGATCAGGGCGTAGTCGGTCAGCTCGTCGTGTCCGACCATGCCGTCGAGGAAGATGTAGGAGCGGCCTTTGTAGACCGCGCCATGGGGGCACCCGGGCAGGTCGGGCACAAAGACGCCGTTGCCCTCCAGATCGACAAATCCAGCCTTGTTGAAGCTGTCCTGCGGCTCCTCAATGGCCTCCTTCAAGTCTTGCCAAGCAATCTCGCCAATATAGTTAGGCGCGACTTGACCCTCTTGGCATGGCTCAAAAACACAGATGCCTGCGTAGGTATCCTGAACATCCACCGCGTAGTGGAGCCGCGCTGTCGTGTTGTAGATGACGTGCAATCCTGTCTCGATCATCGGTCTTTGCCTTTCAACTGCTCGACCTCTGCCAAGAGGTCTTTGATGGCCTCAACGAGAAGTCCGACGAGGTTGCCATATGCCAGCCGCAGCAGGCCTTCGGTCTCGACGACAGCTTCAGGGGCGACCGCTTGGACGTCCTGAGCGATCAGGCCGATTTCTCGACTTCCGCCTTCGATCATGTTGTAGGTAACGCCTCTCAGGGCCTGCACCTTTTGGAGCGCGTCAGAGATTGGCGTGACGTTTGTCTTCAGGCGCGCGTCGGAGGATGACACGAAGTTCGGGGAGGTCACCGTCCCACTAAACGTCGCCCCAGACAGCCGGGCAAATGAGCTTGCATGCAGGCCATCTAGCTTGTCGGCATCTATCCCGGAACCCGAGCCGTCCACAGTTTTGAGCTTGTCGCGCACTTGAGCGGCTGTGTCTGGTGAGCCGTTTGCACCAGCAGGCCCTTGGGGCCCGGTCGCACCAGTCGCTCCTGTAAGCCCTCGCACGCCCGTTGGTCCAGCTGGACCGGTTGCGCCTTGAGGACCCGCTGGACCTGTGGCACCGGTGTTCCCTTTCGGCCCGGTGGCGCCTGTCGCACCCTTCAGGTTTACATACCCTCCCCAAGCCGACCCGTTATAAAACCGTAGACTGGTCCCAGACCACTGATGTGCGGGTGTTGGGCCGGTTGCGCCCGTCGCGCCTTGCGGCCCGGTGGCACCGGTGTTTCCTTTTGAGCCAGTGGGTCCTGTTGGACCGGCGGGTCCCTCTGGTCCTGTGGGGCCCATAGCGCCGGTGTTGCCCTTTGGTCCGGTCGCACCAGTCGCTCCCTTCAGGTTTACGTACACCCCCCAGGTCGAGCCGGTGTAGAACCGCAGACTGGTCCCAGACCACTGATGCGCGGGTGTTGGGCCGGTTGCGCCGGTCGCGCCTTGTAGCCCAGTTGCGCCAGTCGCCCCCGTATTGCCTTTGGGACCTGTCGGCCCGCGCGCACCCGTCAGCCCTGCCGGTCCTCGCGGTCCGGTCTGCCCCAGTTCCACCACGCTTTCTGAGCCAGCGATGCGTTTCAGAAAGAGTTTGCCGTCAGCGATATTCATCGCCAGCTCACCAGGAGCAAGCTGCGCCGTGCTGGGTATCCGCCCAGCAACAGTGGTGCGTTTCACAAGAAGGGTGTTGGTCATGATCAGAAAGTCCCCCCATCCAGGGCAATCCCTGTGATCGACCCGCCCGTGATCGCGACAGATCCAGAGTTCTGCAAAGCCATGGACCCCAGCCCAAGGTTTGAGCGCGCAGCCCCCTTGTTCGGTAGATCCGAAAGGTTCGACGCTGCCGCCAGTTTGCCTGCCAGCGCATTGGTAACCGAGGCGGCAAAATTTGGATCATCGCCCAGAGCAGCCGCCAACTCATTGAGCGTGTTCATGGCTCCGGGAGCGGTATCGATCAGCGCACCGATTGCGGCGGCAACAAACCCTGTTGTTGCAATCTGTGTGGTGTTGGTGCCGGTAGAAGCCGTCGGCGCGGTTGGAGTTCCGCCAAAGGTCGGTGAGGTCAGTGGCGACTTACCATTAAGCGCGCTTTGTAGTCCCGTGATCTGTCCAATGGAATGACTGTGGCTTGAAGGCGCAAAGCTTGTCGGCTTGCCGGTAATCCCGGACCAAGGTGCCGCATCCGCAATTTCGGCCGCATCCACCTTGCCGTCATTGTCGCTGTCATAGGTGGATTTTGCCATGTCGCCGGCGCCAAAGCCGACAATAGCCTGGTTAACGAAGGCCGTCGTTGCAACCTGCGTTGAGTTCGTGCCCGTGACTGCCGTCGGCGCCGTGGGTGAGCCCGTGAAGGTGGGCGACGCTAAGGGCGCTTTTGCCGATAGCAGGCTGTCGACCTGCGACTTGCGAACGAGGTCCGATCCACCGCTGGCATCTTGGCCGGACTTTGGTACGAGCGAGAAGGTCTTGGCCCCACCGATGGTCTGATTGCCCACGCTGGCGACAAAGCCACCACTCCCCGCCACAGACACAATCGATGTTGCATTCCCGCTGCCATCATCGCCTTTGCCGACATAGAGCGTATCATCGACCTCATTATGAGCCAGCTCGCCTGATTTAAGTGATGCAGGTGCACCAGCGACCCCTGAGACGCGGCGCTTGAGTTGAATGGTATTGGCCATCAGAAAAAGCCTCCGTTGATGGGTGTGTCGGTGGGCAGAATGGTGATGCCGGGATCCCCCTGATCGCCCTTGTCCCCTTGGGGGCCTGGCTTGCCATCAGGACCCGGGGTGCCCAGAAGCCGGATCCGCGTGGCCCCCATAGCGATGCGGATTTTGATTGGGGCCGCGCCTGAAGACCCATCGGAGCCTGAGCTGGGGAATGGGGGACGCACGCCCTGTGGAGGACAGGCACTCATAGCAGGCCTCGGGTCACGGGCAGCATCACAGGGATCTCCAAGAGAAAGCCCAAAGGCAGAGTGGGGCTTACATCCACACGAACCATGTCCAGCACAACAGAGCCCGGTTCCAAGTTTGCGGTGTATGGGGCCGGGATTGTCAGAGACAGCAGGCAATCACTTTGGCGGGTCAAAGTTTCATCATCTGTCCTTAAGGTCGCAAGGATATCGGTGGCCGAAGGTTTGATCCGCACCTGCGCGATGATATCGGCGATCTCTGGAAACAGCGGGGTCTCGGCCTCCAAATCCAGCCTATAGGCATAGCCAACGAGAATGGCAGGGCCTTCAACGATGGCAACACTCATGGCACCCACCCGCAGAGCGTCGCTCCAACCTCGTTATGGGCGACGATCTGGGCGAGGGTTTGCGCACTCAGCACATCTTGGCGTGAGGGCCGAATGGGCGCGGCCAAATCACAATCTCCGCGCATCCCTCCTGTCTCAATCGCGCATCCAGCGGTCAGCCCGGCGCTTAAGACCAGCCCGGTCAGTGTTGTGCACCTCATGGCGGATCTCCTGTGATGTTTGCATGGCGCGAATGCGGGCCTCCGCGCGACGAATGGCGAGGTCAGCCTTTGCAGCGTGGCGCCCCTGGCGGAAGGCGATCCAGAGCGCGCTCAAAAGGGCAAAAGCAATGGCGCCGTAAAAGACAGCCCGACGGCCAAGGCCTCCGAGCAGTGTGCCTAAGACATGGATCATGGTGTTTTTCCCATGCGATGATCGTCGATCCGAGCAGCGCGGGATCGCAGGGCGTAGACGACAACGGCGAGGAACACGGCCGCACCGATCCACGGCAGAGCGATGGTGAGCCAATCCTCCAGCCCAAGCAAAGAGAACGCACGGCCGGCCATATCGCGTGCCTGTTCTGCCTCAACCAACGCCGGTGCGATCTGAGAGCCGATGGAGCCGGCCGCCCCCATTACCCCAAGTCCGACCTGTGCATTGGAGGCGGCGACGATCCGACTGTCTTTTGGCGCTCCAGATGCGCGCGCGGGGGTGATTGCGCGCGGCCCGGCATCCTCAAGGGCTTCGGCCATCACCACATCGATGATGGGGACGAGCGGCAGGCTGTTGTCATTGCGGAAGGCCAAAATAGCCGCGCGTGTTCGTGGCCCAACAATCCCGTCAATTATTCCCACTTCATGATAGCCAAGGGTCTTCAGCCGCCGCTGAACCGCCTCCACCGACAGAGTTACCTCCGGCGCAATATGGCTCGCTCTTCGGACACCCAGCAGCTTTGCGACCGGGTAGCGCTTGATATTCACCGCATCACCCTGGTTGCCGCCAAGGCCCCAGACCCAGGCCCCCTCAATCCGATCAATGAAGAAGACATGGCCCTGCCAACTTAAGCGGCCCCGCGGAATAATCCCGATATCTCCTTGTTGGGCATCCGCGGTCTTCACCGGGGCACCCCAGTCGAGATAAGACCGCGCGGTCAGCTTGCGGGTAGAGCGGATCCCAGCCTTCTCGAGACAGTGCCCGACAAAGGCCGCACACCAGGCGACGCTGTCATGTTCCACCCAGTCGTGACCAACAGACCCATACATTTCCATGATGGCGGGGTTGTTTTCGGGACCCGGGCCCTCGGTTGTGCCGATGTAGCTGCGGGCAATGTCGAACGGTGTCATGATCTGCTCCCATGCAAATGCAAACAGCCGCCCCAAAGGGCGGCTGCAGTTGAACGTTTAATAAAGGATAGGCTTTAAATGACCTTGAGCGGCTAGCTCGCTTGGGCGTCCTCAAAGACGGTGTCTTTGGCCTGCATCAGCCAATCATCCACGGCGGCGACCACGGAAGGACCAATGCCCGTCAGACCCATGAGTTGAACCTCAAAGAGGCCTTGGGCGTTTTCAGGATCGCACCAATGCCCGCCATGCGCGAGCACCAACCGCTTGACCGCTGCCACGGGATCCGGCGCGTTTTGTACCTGCGCCAAAACAGTTGCGATCTCAGTCATACCGTGTTCCTCCTATGGTCGTTTCTTGAGCCTCAATTGGTCATCGTGATTGGCCGCTTCAAGTGCGCGGTCCAATCTGCGTCGCTACTTCTTGCGACTGAGCCACGCGGCAAGGAGAGCCTCTGCCCCGCGTGGGCCAAGATAGGCGAGCGTTGCCACAAACCCGGTCGAGACAGGCTGCGAGAGCCCAATGTAGCGCGCGCCAGCTTCTCCAATCAGCGCCATGCCAACGGCGACGGGGATTTCCCACAGGAGTTCCTTGCCAAAAAAACAGCGATTGCCGAGTTTTACCTCGCCCGAATGCCACATCAGCCGGCCGGTAAAGGCGCCGATCAGCGTGGTCACCGCCCCACCAAACAGCGCGTTCATAGTGTCAATAAATCCGCTCTCACTCACAGGCGCGCCTCCTCCAATTCTGCCACTCGGGCAGACAATTCTTTGACGGCCTCAATCAACAGACCGGTGATATTGCCGTAAGCAACGGAGAGCTGACCGGTTTGCGCATCCGCTCTCACCACTTCAGGAAGGACCGCCTGGACCTCCTGCGCGATAACGCCAATCTGGCGGCTGCCATCCATTGTGAAGCGCACACCGCGCAGGGCTGAGACCAAGGCCAGTGCGCCGGCGATGGTCTCCACATCGGATTTTAACCGCGCATCGGACGAGGAGACGAAGTTCGGGGCTGTCACCACTCCGGTGAACGTCGCTCCCGACAGTGCCGCCTTCGCCGCAATCTCTGTGTCGTAATCCGCCGCCGATTTGGTCGCCATGCTCCCAAGCCCAAGGTTTGTCCGCGCCACAGCGTTGTTCGAAAGCCCCGCCAGATTGCCCACCGCATCCAAGAGCGCGTCCCAGCCAGTGTTCGTGGCATTCCTCCGGCGAAGAACTGGCGGCGAGACTGAGGTGTCGACCCAAAGCATGCCCGCGACGGCGGCACTCGGGGCCGAGGCCCCAGCACTGGTCGATTGCAGGGCTGCGATCACCTCGTTGATCCGCGCGCGCACCGCGGCACCCGCATCATTGGCAATCGTAAAGCTGGAGGTTTGCGTCATCTCAGCGGTTTCCGTTCTCATTTATAAAGATGTGCGGGCCTTTGCGTTCGAGGCGGAGCCGAGAGGCAGTGAATGCGCACACCTCAGGAACGGAAAGTGCCTTCACGCCACCTCGTCGGCGTAAAGCCGCAATTGCCTGACGATGGGCGTGTAAGACGCGTCCTTCGTCGTCAGAAACGCCCGTGCTTCTACTGCGCGGGCCTCGATTTCATGGTTATCGAGACGGCCCCAGGGGCCCCAGTTCGGCAAAGCTGCCGGATCGTCATCGGTCTCGCGGATCTCGAAGAGCACATCGATTTCTGCACCAGCTGATCCGTCAAAATCCGCCCAGGTGTCCATGAGCGCGGTGCGCGCATCGATCCGGTCGTTGAGCGCGAGCGCCGCCACGCCAATTTCAGAGCGCAGGCGCACGCGTTTCACGGCGCCCAGATCAAGTCCCGCCGCGAAGCCGTACCACCCCTCCATTGCGGTCACTTGTGTCACGCCATTGGCGGTTGCCGTGGCCAGTGTCAGGTTTGATCCAGTCACTTGTAGGTCCGATTTCGAGCCAACAAAGCCGGGATCGGCCTGCAAGAAGTCCAAGGTCGAGAAGGCCAACACCTGGGCGCCCTTGGTGGTGACCCGGGTCTCAAGCCCGGCGCGTCCGCCGCTGTCTTCGGCACGCACGAGATAGGTGCCGGGTTTGAGCGGTACGACTGCGATGGCTTCACCGCCTGAGACCCGGTCCATCGAATAGCTGTCAGCCCAAGTGGCCGTCGCTTCCTTCGAATGCCGGATCACGATGTTGCCACCGACCCGCACATCCGGATCCACCGAGCGGGACCATTTGAGGATCGCGAGCCCGCCAGCTGTTTGCAGCGTGATGTTCTCAAGCTGCGCTGGCGGGGCGGTCAGGCCAAGAATTTCGACCGATGTCTCCTGCCAAGCCGAGGAGACGCCCAGAACCGAGATCGCTTTGATGCGGAAAGCCCAGCCTCCTGGGGCAATGTCGCGGATTTCGAGCGCAGTGCCGTCGGTGCGGCCATAGTCAATCCAGTCGGCCGCACCAGCAAGTTTGCCCTGCAGCTGGTATGCTGCAACAAACCCAGACGGCGACGCCTCCCAGCTAATCTTGGCCAGAACCTTCAGCCCGCCGCCATCCCGCGTCACATAAAGGTCCTCGGTGACCTGCGGCGCGCCGGGTGCCGGGATGTCATAAGCATTGGGCAGCGCCGTTCTTGGAGCAGCCGCATAAATTTGCTCCTCACTTGCCGTCCAGTCGTAGACCAGAGGCGAAGTCTCGCGCAGAACGAGCTCCGGCAGCAACAATGCCCCATCGCCCGATGCGGTTAGATCAAGGCTCACTCCATGCACCTCGAATGGCTTCGCGGCAAAGCCCCAGCGGGCGTAGGACAGCGTCACCACATCTCCGACGCTGGCCGCCCAGGCCGAAAGCTTGCCCGAGAGCCGCACCGTCATCTGCCGCCGTGCGCGTTCAAGCTCGATCTTCGCAAGTCGCTGCGCCATCGAGGCCGAGATCGTAAACGGCAGCGAGATATCGCGCCACTTTTGTTCACCACCGTCCTCAGCCACATAGACAGCGCTCGCATAGGCCGGGAAGTCGTCGGGCTGCCAATCGTTCTCGGGGCTGACAAACTGCCCGCGCACGCCGTTGAAGTTTGACGACATCGTCACGCGCGTGGCGAGCGTGAGCCCACCCTCGCGGACATGGTCCGAGGTGAGCGCCGCATCCGGTGCCCGCCATGCCCCTGCATGTATGCGCCAGGACCCGCCCGAGAAGGCGCAGCGGCCTGCAAAGCTGGAGAGCATTCCTTCGATGATTGTCTTCGGGACCTCGGAAAGCGTGATCACCCCGTTGCAGGCATAGCGCGGCTCCGACCCGCCACCGGCAAGTGGAACGGGCTCGTCGCAGATATTTGCAGCCTCAATGAGGGACATCTCGTCGATCCCGTCGGGCTCGCCGATGCGCGCCCCGATGCCCCAGGTTGGGTTGGCCATATAGTCCGCAAGGCAAAGGGCGGAGTTTTCCGAATAGCCGGCGGTTTGGGTCCGCGGGTCCCAGATGTCGTCTTTACCCTCGATGTCCACCGTGATGTTCGGGATGCCACCCGGAAAGGCGTCCTGATCATAGGTCAGCCGCAGCCGAATGGCCGCACATCCCCGAAGCCGGTGGTTCTCGGTCCACTTGTCCGGCAGCGCGGATTTGAGGCCCGCGAAAGCGGTCTGGTTGGCAGCGCCGAGTGTCTTCTCGACGAGGACTTTTCCAGCCCAACGACCTTGGGCCTCGCCATTTGTGTCGAGGGCCACTTCCCCCTCAAAATAGATGGCACCGATCGATTGGACCCGATGCGTCGCCAGCACGATCACCAGATCGAGGAACTTATTGTCCGACCCCGAGGAATGCAGGAAGACGATGACCCCACCCTTGCGGGTGCGGCCATAGACAAGATCACGCGGCACTACGGGTTCGCGGATGGTCACGGTGCGCGGTTGCATCGTGGTTTGCGGTTTTGGCATCAGGGCCTGCGCCGCGGTGGATAGCAAAAGCGTGCCGCCGATCCGCAAAAGGGCCGCACCGATTCCGCCAGCCGCCAAGGTTGCACTGATTGCGCCCGCGACCGCAGTGACAGCAGAGACGACAAAGGGCATGGTTTAAGTCCAGTTTTGGAGGTTCTTGACTGCCAAAGTGAGAATGGCTTTACATGGCGTGGAGTTGACAACTGAAGGATCCAGGTCAAATGATTGGCCAACAACACCTTTTTTGAGCCGTTATTTACGCACAACAGATGCCTGGAGCAGGGATCTGGCAGTGTAAGGGTGATCGTAGACCGAGCAGCACCCAAGCTGTGTGACCGTCGGATATACGCGAGACCCTTAGCGCGGCTCGGGAGGGGAGGCCTGAGCCGCGCACCTATGCCACAAAAGCCAAATGCAGCCTTTAAACGGACCAAGCGACCCGGCAGGAGGTGAGTGGCACGGTCACGAGCCCTTCGGGTGTCATTCCCACAGCCTTGGCCCCAGTACAGATGCCAAACCCTAGGCCAGTGTCGGCAAGAACGATGTCGCCGCGCCCAGCAAGCAGCACCGTTGGGCGCGGTTCGCCCAAAAGCGCATGGCCCATCTCCTCAAGTGAGGCCCAACCTAAACGGCGCATCACTCGTGCGCCACCGAGTGCAGTTGTATAGCGCCCGCGCCAGAGGGCCGCGACATCCTCGCCGCCGGTCAGGATCATGCGAACCTCGAATGCAAAGGTGGGGCAGTCGTGGTGGCCCCAGGCGAAGGGCTTTGCTCGTGCGGTGTCTATGGCTGCGGCTAGTAGGTGTGGCCAGCCATAAACTTTCAAAGCATAGTCCTTTCAAGAACGTGATTATTTTGCGGGGAATTTTGAATGCTTAGAATGCTGGGCCGCTTTTGGTTTACTCTGATGGCACTCCTTACCGTTGCATCCCTTTCGTTGAATATTGGGATTCTTGCCGTCAGCACGATTGCAACCAAAGCAAGTATGGTTTTTGAGGCTTTGACCGGAACCACCTCAATGGTCACTGACTTACGTAACCAGCTCAAAGCCAAAGAGATGCGGATTTCGTCCCTATCGGATGAAGTGGCATCATTAAGGCAGCCCAAGGTCACGTATCGTGGAAAGCCACATCTTATCAAAGATGCAGTGTCTGACACTGCAGATCGAGTTTCAAAAAGAACGGCCATTGCTGCTTCACGCAGTGCGTCGTCTGTTGTTGCAGAATCGATACCCTATTTAGGTATTGCTGCGATTATTGGAGTCGCAGCTTGGGACATAAAAGACAGCTGTCAGACATTAAAAGATCTTTCCGAACTAGACTTAGCCTTCAACCCAGACAAAGAAGTTAACGCTCAAGCAGCCGAAGTCTGCGGTATGGAATTGCCTAAACGCGAAGATATCTGGGCGTCGGTTAAAGCAAACGCATCTGAGAGTTGGCATCAAGCTGGAACCTATGTTCCAGACTTGCCGGACTTTGAATGGCCATCGCTTTCAACGCTCGCTTTCTGGCAGTAGCTTACCCTCGTCCCCAGGTGATTTCGCGATCCTGGATCGCGGTTACGAATTCGAAGCCAAGATCGCCCGGGAACAAGACCTGCTGGCTTTCATGGGTGTAGCGCCAGGTCCGCGCCACGGTCAGATCGATCAGACGGCTTTCATAGCTGATGGTGATCGTGCAGGTGTCTGCGTCATCCTTGATTTCAGGGACATCGAGCCGACCTGAGAAGGCCTGAACCGGATCGGCAATGATGCTGCCATCCTCTTCTAGGAGCCCCAGCCAAATCCGGCCCGGCAGGCCTTGGCGCGCTTCATCAATCGCCATTTGAACAAGGTCCAGCGGCACGCCGGAAAGCGAGACGGCCGTGCCGCCGGCCACGACCTCTCCGGTTTCGTCTAGGGAGCCAAGGCCCAAGAGCGACCCGGCCCCAGCCCAGCTTTGGCCGTTCCAACTCACCTCTCCCAGCCCTGACCAGATCCGCACCCAGCCAGTCGCAAACTCGCCCTCAAAGAAAATGACGGGCCGGAGGCTTTGATCAGCCAGCGCGGTGGCGAAGGCGACGGTAAGATCGCGGCTCATCAGAGCGCCTCCCGCGCTGAGATCGTGAAGCGATGCTGATCCGCTCGGCCGATGACCGAGGGGACGGGTGCCGTCAGCCGCAACAGAACCGACGGGGCATCGAGGCCGAGCAGCGTGCCGACCGGCACGGAAGCCCGAAGCGGCGGCACGAGGGTGAGCGTCGCCTCGCTGCCCACGGGCACCACATCCGCCGTTAGCTGATAAAGCCGTGTGGTGGCATCTCCGCCCAACTGGAAGAAATCCCCCGCGCGAAGGCCAAGTCCCCAACCAGCCGTGCGCAGGGTGGAGGCTCCCGCAGCTTGCACCTCGGTCACGTAAGGATTGCCCGCCGCCACCGGCACCTTGATCGAAGGATCGGGGAACAGGAACCGGCCCCGCAATCCGCCAAGTGCCGTGAAGAAGGCCGAAAGCCGCCGGGCCTTGGCACCTTGGCTCACTGCCATCTCAAACTGATATTCCCACCACGACGCACCCCAATCTTGGATCTGGGACGTGCCGGTAAAGGGCGAGCGTGCCTCGGCCACAGACGTAATCAGCCTCCGCTCGAGGGAGGACACGAGCGTCAGCGGCAAGACAGGAATGGCCATCTCAGATCACCTGACCCCGGCGTCGGCCATCGGCCACGCTTTCTTTTGCGATGCGGGCGATTTCCGGAATGGCAGCCCGAAGCCGCGCATCAATCTGCTCGGCCACGCCCATCTGCGCCCCGCGCGCGTCGATGTTCACCGTCATGCCTGCGTCAGCACTGCCGCCCCTGCCATAGTCTGCCGCCTCGCGCCGGTTCAACACCCGTTCCCCGCGCTGCAGGATCGTTGGGACTTCGTCGGGGCGCAGACCGGCCCAGGAGCCAACCGGCCCCACGGTACCGCCGTTATGCATCCGCGGCGCCCCGGCAAAGGCCATCGCAGGCACTGAGCGGCTATGTCCCGACAGTCCCACAATACCGCCTGCATGCGAGACGGCTGCCGTTACAGACCCGCTGCCCCCAAAGACACCTCCGAGCGCCGAGGCGATGGAGCCCAGTACTGCGCGCTTGAACGACAGAACCGCAAGGTCCGCCAGGATCGAGCGCACGAGGCCCTTGAAGTCGAACTTGCCGGTCTCGACGAAGCTGCGGAAGGCGTTTTCCGCGCCACTGAAAGCGCCAGTCAGAGTTTCGCCGAGGCCTTTGCCCCAATTCATAGCATCCGCGGCATAGGCTTGAAGAGATTCTGAGACTGCACGCCAACCGGTGGCGATCCGGTCGCCAGCGCTCCCGGGCGCACCACCAGCTCGGCCCATGGCAGCCGACAGCCGATTTGCTGAGACAGTCGCCTCATCCAGCGCCGCCGCACCTTCTTCGCCGGTGCCCGCAACGGCATCGCGGAGCGCACCCCAGGAGGTGAGTGGCACCGTCGCGACACCCGCAAGATCGATGGCTGCCTGACGGTAGATGTTTGCGGTGGCCCGCGCCTCGGCGGCGATCGTTTCAAGCCCAAGGTCGGGAATAGTGAGCGGGTTGTTCTCGAAGGCTCGGCGAAAGGCATCTGCCGCAGCCGTTCCCGTGTCAGCGGAGGCGCCTGCAAAGGGATTGGGGATGTCGCCGAGGCTGATCTCACGGATCTGACCAAAGGTGGTCTCGATGCCCACAGCCGCGAGCGCATCGCGAATGCGACCCGTGAAGGCGTCAATCCTGCGGATTGCGCCGTTCAGCATGGCCTCGATCCCGTCGAGCATGCGGTTGGCGGCTGAGAAGACCAGATCCCCGATCACATCCGGCAGACGCGCCCAGATCTCGCGTACAGCCATTAGGGCACCCTCGAAGGTGTTGGCCGCTGCGTTGCCAAAAGCCGCGACACTCTCGATGGCCCCGGCCATGCCACTCGCGGCATCGGCTTTCAGGTCATAGAACATGGCGGTGGCCGCAGCCCCCGCGCTTGATGCCCCCATCTTGATCCGGTCCCAGACCTCGACCGCGACGTCTTTCAAGAGGCCCATAGCCTCGCCGAAGCTGCCTGCGCCGGAGGATAGACGGGTAAACCAATAGACCAACTCGCCTGCGCCTACGATCAACGCGCCAATGCCGGTGCGGATGAGCGCGCCCTTCAGAACCACCAGGGTCGTAGCGAGACCTCGGACCGACAGCGCCGCGGCGGCCATCGCCGAGACCCAGCGACCAGCGAGGAAGGTGGCGAAAGTCCCAGCATAAATCGCGAGCCGATCAAGGTTGCTCAGCACAGCATCAAAAGCCCGGCTGATTGGGCTGGTACTGGACGCAAGGGCGACAAACGCGTTGGCCACCGCCTCCAGCGACGGAGCAAGAGCCACGGCAATCCGGTTGCGCACGCCCGTAAACACCTGACCGATGCTGACTAGAGCCAGTTCAGAGCGGCGCATCGCGGCGATTGCGTCGGCGTCGAGCACCGCGCCAAGTGCCTGTGCCCGTGTTCCAAGCCGCGTCATCTCTGCCCCGCCGTTTTGCAGGAGCGGGATCAGCCGCGTCGTGTCAGACGCCATAGCTTCGAGATAAAAGGTCATCTCCTGTTGGCTGACGCCCGCGCGCTCGAGACTGTCGACATAGAGCTGCAGCGCTTCCGGTCCCGAGAGACGCGCAAACTGATCAGCCGTCACGCCCACACGTGGCGCGATGTTCTCAAAGAAGTCGGCCATAGGGCCGCCGCTCGTCTGCAGGAAATCCCCCACGCGGTCATTCACGTCCTTCAGGATATCGGCCAGCTTCTCTTGCTCGATCCCCACTGTGGCCGAGGCCGCCGACCAGCGCTGGAACACCTCGGGGTTGGCATTGGCCACTTGGGAGAGCTGGCTGATCTCGTTGGCGGCTGCAACGGTCGAGCGGGTCATCGCGACAACAGCAGCAGCGAGCGCCGTGGCGGCAGCAGTCGCCGCAATCCGGGTCCGGCGCGCGAAGGCTGCCATACGCGCATTAGCCTGATCCAGCTCATGGCTCAGACGTCCCATGCCACGAGACCCGGCGACACCGACGCCTTCCAACTCGGCGCGCACTTGGCGGCCACCAGTCGCGGATAGCCGGACGGATACGCGTTTCTCAGCCATGGTGGTGTTCGATCTCTTCGTTTGTCTTGCGCACCATCACCGCCTCGATGGGCGGCATGAGTTCCGCGATAATGAGAGGCGAGAGCCCAAGGGCTGCCCCGAGTTGCAAAGCCGCGCCCATGTCCCAGCCGAGGACAGCGCCGCCGCTCATGCCGCCCGCGACGCGCACTTGCCCGCCCAAACGCTGCACGAGATCCCAGATCTGCCAGCCCTCAAGTGTGCATGGCGCATGAAGGGCTCTGGGGCATTCCGCGCATACAGAGGGGCACCCCGCGCAATAGTCACCGCCCCCGCCGAACTCCCAGTCGGCGAGAGCGGTCAGGCGTTTTTTTCCGCGTCCAGGATGAGCGCGCCAGCGATGTAGCGTGTCTGGAAGGCCTCAAAGATGGGCCAGAGTTCCAAGAGGGCGTCGATGCCCTCAGGGTTCAGAGGCAGAGGCTCATCGTTTTCGTCACCGACGCCCTCCCAATCCTTCACGACGATGTGCGCGACGGCCTTGGCCACGATGCGGGCGAGGTCATCGTTAGTAGCGCTGCTATCAGCATCACCGGCTGCCGCAACGATCGTCGGATCGCTCCGCGCGGCCAACATAATAGCGGTGGTGAGCGGCTCAACGAACAGCCGCACGCCATGGCCGAGGTCCAGCCAGCGCGGTTCCGTGGACAGATTCAATCGCAGCATTAGTAATCCTCGCGGTCATTGGTGAGCGTGACAGTGCACATGCGGCCTACAACGGGATCGCTTGCTGCCTGCCAATCAAAGGTCGCCTGCACACCTTGTGGGCCTGAGATCTCAATCCGAGGGCGCGGCAGGTAAACCGCATGGGCCGTCAGGGTCAGGCTCTCGCCCGTGGTGAGCGCGTAGGAAAACTCCAACTCGCAGGCCTCGCCATTGATGGCTTGGTTCACCAGCGTCTGGTCTGCGAAGCGCACGACGACATTGCCGGTAAGCGCGGCGATGGACGGATCTGCACCGTCGATCTTCCCATCTGCCCGGATCGTCTCGATGCGGTCGAGGTTGTTGGCATAGGTAAGGTCTGCAGAGACAACGTTCCCGATGTTGGCTCCGTTCCGCGTGATCGACCCGTTGAAATGGCCGAAGCGTTTCAACGCGATAGTGGTTGGTGTGCCTACGGCGGTACTGGTGGCGATTGCCTCGCCCTGTGCCACGATGCTCGCCGTGGCCGTCAGCAGCCCGGAGCGCGCCATCTGCCAGTTGAGGCTGTCGACCATGCAACCGGAATACATCGCAAAGCGCGGCACCTCTGGCATGCCGGTCTCGACCGAGAAGCTCGGCAGCGCCCAGTTTCCTGAGCGGAACGCGTGGCTATAGTGCGCTTCCGCGCCCGTGGTCGTGGGCGCCCCAAACGCAGCCTTTAGCCAGAACCCAAAGGCCTCAGCATCAATGGGCACCACCACATCGCCATCCGCCGTCACCGCATCCTTGATCGGGGCTTGTGGATCGCGGCCATAGCCCAATAGCTCCGAGGTCTGCAGTGGTTGCTCGGCCCCCAGCGTTGTGCTGGCAAAAGGCATCTTGGTGTAGCCGCTCGCAGGCGGCGTGCCGTAGGTCATCTCGAACGCCAGCGCCATTTGCGCCCGCGCCCCTTGGGCTCGTGCCATGGTAATTTCTCCTCAGCTTCGAAAGATTAAACTGGTCTGGCTTGACGCCGGCGTTGGTGGGCCCCTAGCTGCCCCCACGTTTCAACGAAAGAGTGCCCTCATGGCCGATTACAAAACATCATCGAGCCCAAGTGCGCCAAGCCAGACAGAGCGCAAGCGCTCCATCTTTGCAGATGATCTGAGGATCGAAGGCAATATTACCTGCGAAGGCATTCTAGAGTTTGGCGGTCAGCTGACCGGTGATCTCACCGCTGATGCAGTGGTTTTGACACCTACGGCTCGGGTCAAGGGTAGCGTTCGTGCCCGCCAGCTGACCATTGAAGGCAAGCTAGAAGGTGATGTGACCGCAATGCATGTCAGTATCAAAACTGGTGCGCGCGTAATGGCCAGTGTGGCCTATGATCGTCTCGACATCGCCTCTGGGGCCCAAGTCGAGGGCGCATACAGCCGGGTGGATGCAGGAAAGTTCAAGCTTTAAGCCAAAGGATCGTTCGTCCCATAGTGCAATAGCACGGGCAAGATGGCAGCTTTTATACTGGCCGCACCCTCGACTGGAAGATCGACAGGTTCAGGGGCCTCTGCCTCGACCCAATCGCATAACCCCCGCAATGTCCGGTCGGCGGCAATGACAGCGCCGATGCGAGCCGTAAGTGCGTCAAACAAACCGTCGCGGTCTCTTGAAGATTGTACGATGACCTCGAGTTCGGCACGGTGCTGGTAATGATACGCCAGTGGTGACAGTGTCACAGCGGGCTCGCCAGGGCTGCCGTCACGCAGGATCATGAGACCTACGGGCGGGATGCGCTCTGGAAGCACCTCTCCACGCAGAACTGGCACATGTGGGATCGTGCGCAACAGGTCCGCCAAAGCGGTCAGGATGGTTTCGCGGGTGGTAGGCATCTAGATCTTCGCCATTAGGTCATTTCTTGACATGTACGGCTTTATACCGTACGTATTGGAAAAAGGAGTTCCCTCATGTTTGCTACTGAGAGCATCACACCGACCTCTGGCAAGATGGAGGCGCGCAAGGAATTGCGCCTGCATCGCGCTGATGAAGAACGCATCCGAGCCGCCGCAGCAGCAACCGGTTTGCAGGAAGCCGATTTCATTCGTCAGGCTGCGCTCTTACGTGCGCAGGAGGTCGAACAGCGTTTGTCGCTTTCAGTCCTGCCCATCGAGGCATTTGAGGCATTTCGCAGCGCGATCGAGGCGCCAGGCAAAGTCGTGACAGGGCTGGCGCGCGCTGCGGCCGCTAGCAAAGGTCATCTGACGGATGCCAAGTAAAGCACCGGTGGATCAACCCGCCCTTGTGATCGCGAAATTCGACAAGGCGCTGCATGATCGTAGCGCCTTTTCTTGTGGCTTTGGCCCGATCGATAATTTCCTAAAATCCTCGCTCTCGGATCAGATCAAGACCGGGATGGTCGCTGCTTGGATGGCCACGGCTGAAGGCGACCCAGCCGTTTTGGGGTTTTATACTCTTGGCGCACTGGCCATTCGCGCCAATCTCGGTCCGGGTAAATGGCAACGTGCCGGCGTGCCGGACATCCCGGTAATCTATATCCGTGCAGTTGCGGTGCGCAGTGACATGCAGGGCCAGGGCCTTGGCACAGCGCTTCTCATTGATGCCATGACGCGTTGCCTTGGCATCGCGGATCAGATGGGGGCAGCTGCCGTTGTCCTCGATGTTCTAGAGGACAACCAGTTTGAGCAACGCTGGCGCTTCTATAAAGGGCTTGGCTTTATACCATTGGGTGATCCCGACAATCCACAACGGGTTTATATTTCGATGGCAGATATCAGGGCGACGCTTGGCTGACATTGGCGTTCAAACCCTCTCTGAGAACCAATTCGCCACGATCAACCCCGGTACCGCTGCCTCCGCGCGCTTAGCATCCCGCGCTAGATTGAGCCTTTTGGCGAGTTTTAACTGAGGCACCAACATAAAGATGGGGACGGTACTCCGTCCTCGCCCGGTCTTGGACCGAGAGGCCACGCCCACCCCACGGCTGTTCAACCGCCCATCGGCCACGAGCAAGCTTGGACCTCCCCGCCGATAAACAAAGCGCAGGCGCAGACCGCGCCGCCTCTCCCATTCGCCGGGCGTGAGCGCCTTGCCGCGCGTGCCTTTACCGGCCGCGGGCGTTGGGATGGCCAGCCAGAATCCGTCCTTCGACCGGATCAATGGCCCGGTGTCATGCGCCCCAATGATCTGGGGTGCATTCGACCAGACAAGAGCCGCCGCTTTTAGGCTTTCGCCAGATTTTGGGTAGATTTGGCTCCGGATTGAATTCGCAAGGCGCCGGCCAAGGCCAGCTTGTGTAATCTGGCCCCGCCAGTTTTGTTTCAGATCCGAGCCCGCCTGCCGCATTGCTCGGGTCACAGCCTTTTCACCAGCAAGGATCTCGGCTTGCATGGACGCTACGATGTCGCCTGCCATTGAGAGGTCGAGTTTCATGCAGGCGTTGCCTCTATGGTCCAGATCAGCCGCTCGCGATCGCGGATCGGCTCGCCTTGGATCAGGAAGGTTTCCTCACCGAGCAGTATCTGCTCATCGGGCCGGGGTGCGGGGAGTTCGGAGACACGCACATCAAAGCGCAGTGACTCTGACACCAGGCGCGCGGCCCCGAATGTGGTCACGTCATCATTGCGGCGCATGATGACGCGGATGCGGGTGAACTGCCCCTCGCAGTCGCGATGCCAGGCCTCTTGGGCGAAGTTTGGATCGGCGAAGAGCATATCGAGGGCCACGGCAAATGCCGTCATTGCTTTCGTGCCTCAGTTCGAGCTGAAGAGCCGGATGGCGAGCCGTGGACGCTTGTTCACAGGTAAGGTGGAGGCCTCGGTCATAAGATCGATCCAGCGTCCTTTGCTGTCTATCTGCTGGCGGGCATAGAGCGGCAAGCCGACAGTATTGGCGGTCTCCAGCAAATTGGCCGGGCCGCCATAAGTGGTGAAGGTGTCGAAGGTGCCAAGGGGGAAGGCGATGCCTTCGCCTGCGGGGATCAAGCGCTCCGTTGTTCCATTCGAGAGCGCTACCGAGCCGTTATATTCTTCAAAGAGCAGCCCCGCGAAGGGGAAGGCGCGGCGCATGTCTTCCCGCAACGGCTGACCTCCATTTGCAGAGAAGTATTTATAGGCTTCTTCGGTCTTTGGGTGGCTGATTAATTTGTCGAAGAACTCGGGGCTGATCAAAGCATGGGCCGTGGTCATGGTCTCGCCCAAGAGATTGTCTTCGATGGCACGTAAAATACTGCGCACTTTACTCTGGATATTGGTGCCTGCCGTCCCGAAAACAAAGTCGACCTCAATCGGTTCCAAGCCAAATTCAGTGAAATAGTTGTAGAGGGTCGTGCCCGCGCCATCCTTCACGATACCGCGCAGCGCATTCATCTCCATGTATTCGCGGGTCTGGGCATGCTTTCGGCGCATCAGCGTCAGCTTGCGGTTCATCACTTCGACTAGCGGGTCAGCTGCATCCGAGATGCCCAGCGCGGGCATCCCCTGAATGTCGGCGGGCAGGATCACGTCATCATGGGGGATCCACGGGAGCGCAAAGCTGCGCATCGAGCGCTGCTCGCGGGTGCCGACGGTGGCCGGCGCGCCCAGTGGGACTGAGGGCAGGAGGCTGAGGACGCCTTCGCGCTGCTCAATCACCACAGAGCGTTGCGTGACGCCTTCAAAGCGGAAGAGGCCGATCTGGCCAAGACGGGTGTAGAGATTGGGCAGGATGTTAATGGCCTGCGTCATCTCGGCGAGCGAATAGCCGTCCGCATCAAACGGGTTGCGTGTGATGGTCATGGGGAACTCCGGAGAAATGGGGGAGGAATGTTGCGGCCTGATCAGGCGGGATCGCGCGGGATGATGCCGAGTGCGGTCAGCTGGGCATGCTTGGCCGCCGTTTTGGCGGCGTCATCTACGCTGGCGTCGAAGACTAGGGCCGCTTGTGAGGCGATGGCCGGACCGCGCACGATGACGACGGCCTTTTGGTCTGCGGCACTGGCATCGGTGGCATAGAGAAGCACAGCTGCAGCATTCTGTGCGCCATCACTGCCTGCTGCAGTGCTGAGCTTCATCTTGCCGCTCGCTGTGATGCGGCCAAGCACAGCGCCAACCGGATAATTGGCGCCGGCCAGTAGCGTGACGGTCTCGCGGGTGTAGTTGGGGTTCAGCTCGTATTTGAGCACATCGCCCATGGTGGGCGGTTGGGTGAGCACGGACATGGGCAATCTCCAAAAGATTGGGGTCAGAAAAAATCCCCCGCCGGGGAGGAACGGCGGGGGATCAGGTGGGCGGTTCGCGATGAGTGGGAGGGTGCTCAGTTGTTACGACCCGCCGAGGCAGCCTTCTTTGCGGCAGCCACAATTGGGCTTTCCACGGATTTTGGCAGAACAGGGGACGGCGGTGCCGCCACAATGTCGCGTGCATCTGCGGCGGCGCTCGCTTGGTCCAAAACCAATCGGCGCAAAGCCTCTGGGGCTGTTCCGTCGCGCAGAGCTTTCGCGGCGTCAATCGCGATGCCGAGGCGACCTGCCTGGGCTGTGATCTCTGCAATCTCGGCTGCTGACTCGCGAAGCTGTGCAGAGATCTCTGCCAGATTGGAAGGTTTCGTGCCGGCCGGTGTAGGTGATGCTGCGGCAGCGTCTGAGGCGGTCCCTGTGTCTTCTTGCAGCATTTCTTCTATATCGTCTGGGGCGTCGGATAGCTGTTCTGCTTCGTATAGCACCGTGTCTTCGGCATCGGTGGTTTCTGTATTTGCCTCTTCGGTATCTGTTTTGGCGCTCATGGCGGCCTCCTTTGCTCGGGGATGACTGGCGCGGCGCAGCCGCGCGGTAGGTGATGGGGCAGACAGGCTTTCGCGAAAGCGGGCAAAGCCACGGGAGAGGTCGATCACCTCATCGGCAAGGCCCGCGGCGACGGCATCCGTCCCGCGATAGGTCGCGGCCTCGGTGGCCAGCGCTGCCTCCTGGCTCAGGCGCCCAGCGCGGCCCACGGCGACAGTCTCGGCGAAGAGAAAGCGTAGAACATCGATCTCGCGCTGCATGTTGCCACGCACATTTGGCGGCAAAGGCTCATAGGGATTGCCATCAACCTTATGATCACCGGAATGGATCATCGTCACGCGCACGCCGTCCTGATCCAACTGGCCGCTGAGATCGGCATGCATCACCACCACACCGATACTGCCGACGGCGCCGGTGCGCGGTAGCAGGATCCGGTCAGCCTGGGATGCCAGTGCGTAGCCAGCCGAGAAGGCGTGTTCAGCGACAAAGGCCCAGACGGGCTTTGCGCCTCGGATCGCCCGGATGCGATCTGCGAGGTCAAAAATCCCGGCCACCTCGCCGCCGAAACTGTCGATTTCTAATGCAATGCCGCGCACCGCCGGATCGCTGGCTGCCGCCTCAACCTGTGTTGCGATCCCCTCATAGCTTGTTTGGCCAGAGGATTGCCCGATCCAACCGCCCCGATGGATCAAGACGCCCGAGATCTCGATCACCGCGATGCCGTCTACGACCGCGTAGGGCGCATTGCCATTTTGCTGCAGGTGGTCGGCGAGGTTGCCGGCCAAAATGCTGGCCTTTGCGGGAAGATGTGCTGCGGTGCTGTCTGACGCGTCGTCGTGATCAGAGAGATCGACCGGCCGTCCCAGAAGACGCGGCCCGAGCCCTGACAGAAACGCCATGGCCTTGGAGGGTTCCACCAAGAGCGGCGTGTTGAAAGAGCGTGCTGCAATGCGGGCGTGGAGCATTAGGGTCGGTCCTCTTCGGTGCGTGAACGCGCTGATACGTCATCGGCTGCGTCATCGCTGCGATTGTCATCTTCGCTGTCGTCGTTGACCGGCACTGCCTGCACACCTTGCGCGGGCGAACCCGGCCGGCGGAAGTCGAGACCCAGCGCGCGCTCACGTGCGCGCTCCGCGGCAACCTCCCGATCAACCTGCTCGGCGTCATAGCCGCGCTCGGCGATGGCCTGAGTGCGAGATTTGAGCCCCGCTTCGATCTGGGCGATTTCAGCATTGGCGTCTTTGAGTGGATCGACCCAGTCCCATTTCGTGGGGAGCCAATCCGCGGCGAGCATACGCGGGCGATCCGTTTCATAGCCTGGAAGCGTCATTGCGCCAGAGAGCACAGCCAAATCCAGCCAGCGCGCATAGGCGGGCCGGCAGAGCTGATAGACCATCACCGAGTGCTGCCAGGCCGAGACCCGGCGGCGGAATTCTATCAGGGCAAGGCGCGAGTTCGAGAAGTTCCCCTTTACCATGTCGTTCGCGAGGTAGGGATAGGGGATCCCGAGCGCGGCTGAGATCTGAAGCAGCGTCCGGTATTGAAACGGCTCGTAGGTTGCCCCGCTGTCTGCTGGCTGGCCTACGGTCACATCTTCACCCGGATCCAGTCGCACGATTTGACCGGGGCTGATCTCGACGCCTGCGGGCATCTCCTCGTCGTCCAAGGGGGCCAGCGGGTTCTCTGGCGCAGGCGAGGTCACGAACATCGCATACATGGCCGCGACTTTCTTCCGGTCAAGTTCCGCATCATCGTATTGATCCAGGAGAAAGAGCTTCACGATGGCTGGGGCCAGTTTTGACACACCGCGCAACTGACCACCCTCAACTGGGTCAATCACATGGATCACCTCCGAAGCGGGCACGCGGACAATCTCGCCGGAAAGCCCCGGATCGGTGCTGTCGCCCGGATGGCGCCGCAGGAAGTGATAGGCAACACGTCGCCCGATCCGATCGAACTCGATCCCTTGGCGGATGGCATTGCCATTCCGCGCCACGCCGGTCTCATGCAGTGGCAGCATTTCTGAGGGCAGCATCTGAAGCTGCAGCGGTACTGTCAGCCCATCCTCGGGCCGCCGGGGCCTGATCCGGACAAAGACCTCACCCGCCAGAAACACCTCGCGGGCAGCCCGGCGCTGCAGCCCGTAGAAATCCGTCAGCCCCTCGGCGTCCGCCTCATCCGTCCAGGCGAGCCACAACCGCTGAAGTTCTTCCTTGCGAGCAGCATCGACCAGTTTCGAGATCGGCTTGATCCCGTCGCCCACGGTGTTGGCCGCCCAGCTTTCCACCGCATTCACGGCATAGCCGTTGTTGCGCACGAGCCAACGTGCACGTGCAGTGATGTCTGGTCCTGAGGCCGCAATCAGCGCATTCACATGTGCGTGGGTCGCTTGGAACCCGCGAAGACGGCGATGATGCTGGCCCGCGTCAAACCCGCCGATAAACGCTCCAAGGCGCTGACGCCAGTTCATCACAGATCCTTCACGGCGAAGGGCCGGAGCATCCGTCCAGCGCCACGCTCGAGTTTTGCAATACGCCGTTCGACATCGCCTATGGCGGCGGCGAGTTCGGCATCCGTGCCGTAGTTCACGGTCTTGCCGTCATAGCTGACAGACCGCGTGCCGCTGTAGCGCGCGCCCAAAAGCGCGCTGTGGCGGAGTTTTAACTCGTCGAGGGTCATCTATCATTCCATGTATTTGGGCGTACTGATCTTCCAGCCACGCCGCCGGGGCGCTGCGATCCGCCCTGCTTGCGGTTCTGCAACCTTCTCTGGCAGGTCCGTCTGATCACTGATCTTGGTTTCCACGCCGGCCTGCTTCTCCAATTGGCGCCACATGCGTTCATCAAAACGGTCGGCGCCGAGAATCCATGCCGCGGCCCGGGCGTAGACCCGTGTGTCCAGCGCCTCGTTGCGCTCGCGCATCTTTTGCCATTCCTGGCGGGCATAGCCGCGCCGGTCACGTATGGTGACCAGCTGCTCTGCCACGAGCTGTTTCAGCCATTCGCTGTCGGCCCAGTCGGGCAGGTGGATCATGCCCGCCGGATTGGGCACACCCAGTGTGCGATCCTCGTCCGAGGGCCGCTCTAGCCGCAGATAGCGATACGTTTCCGCCTTGAAGGTGGCCGTAGCCACCGTCCAGAGCCGCGCCCCACGCTTGAGCTTCCGCCCATTCACGGTCGCGTCGACAAAGGTCGGGCCCGATACCGGCGTCGCGCGGTTGAACCCTTCGAGACCTTTGACGGGCGCGACCTGCGCAATGCCTTGCAGCCGCGCCCATGCATAGACCGCGGCGGCTTCATACCCAGTATCGATGGCCAGCTTTGCCAGCGGCATCACCGCGCCGTTCTCATGCACCCAAGTCTGGCCAAGCAGGTCCGTTAACGCCTGCCAGCAGGCAGGATCTCCAGGCCCGCCCGGAATGACGATGTGGTCAACCAGCCAACTCTCGAGCCCACGGCCCCAAGCCCAGACATCGACCTCGATGCGGTCCTTTTGCACGTCGGCTCCGGCGGTGAGGAACAGCCCGCCGAGGGGGATCTGCGCAGCATATGCCTCACGCCGATCCGCAAGCCGCTGCCATTCCGGCGCGTCGCCGCTTTCAACCCAGGTCTCGCCCAGAAGCGTGTTGCGCGCCGCACGCAGCATCTCGTCTGATCCTTGGGCCGCCAGCCAGTCCCGCGCGATCTGTTCCCAAGTTTTCCAGCCGATTGGCGAATAAAGTGCTGAGAGGTGGAAGCCGATCGCGTTAGGATCCGCACTGGTCGCCGTCGCCCGCCATTCCCCACGTGCCAACATATCTGTCTTGTGGTGTTCAGAAATTGAAGCGTCACAGCCTTCACAAGCATAGGCTGCGGTTTCAGGCTGCCCCTTGTCCCAGCGGAGCCGCTCAAACTGCAGCCATTGCATGTGGTCGCAATGCGGACACGGCACAAAATACCGCCGCTGGTCGCTGGCGTCGAACTCGCGCTCAATGCGGCTCAATCCCCGGATGGTTGGTGTCGAGACCATGAACACCTTACGTCGATGCGCGAAAGTGGTGGTGCGTGCTTCAGCCAGGCTGACCGGATCGCCTTCCTCGTCAGCCGAAGCCGGATAGGCATCGACCTCATCGAGAAACACATAACGCGCCGGCATCGAGCGCAGGCCGGTAGCGCTGTTCGCCCCGGTCAGCACCAGAATGCCGCCCGGAAACTCCTTGGACAGCATCGAGTTGCCCGCGTCGCGAGAGCGCGCCGGTTGGACCCGTTCTTTCAGCGCGGGGCTGTCCTCAATCAGCGGATCGATGCGGCCCCGCGAGGTGCGCTTGGCCATCTCCACCGTGGGCAGCACCGCCAGCATGGGGCCGGGCGCATGATGGATGACAAAACCGATCCAGTTGTTGCCGGCTTCTGTTGCGCCGACCTGGGCGGCCTTCATAAAGCTGATCCGCTGCGCCGGATTGTTCGGCGACAGCGCATCCATGATGGCGCGCAGGTATGGCGTTCGGGCCGTTCGGTATTGCCCGGGTTCGGCGGAAGCGCGCGAGGACAGTTTCCGATGGGTGTCGGCCCATTCGGAGACTGTGAGGTCAGGGTCGGGCCGCATTCCACGGCGCCATGCGCGCAGGATATCCTCGGCGCCGTCAAAGGCGAGATCGAAGCCTTCAGTTAGATCAGATGTGTTCTCCTCATCATTCAAGCGCGACCTTGAGGTTGGCCAGGGCGTCGAGCTGCTCTCGGACATGGGTTTCTAGCACCCTTTGCAGGATCGCGGTCTCGATCGTTACGGCCTTGCCGGATGCTGTCTCCATCTCTGCGGACAATTGCGCGGCCATCAGTGCGGCCACGCGTGTGGGCCAGGTGACCCAAAGATCCCGCTCCCGACGAGCGAGACGAAACACTAAGGTCTCGGCGCGCGCCCGATCCACCAATACGCCCTTCTTTTTCTGAATCGACAGTTGGCGCTCTTGGGCTTGGTAGACCGTAAGCGCCGTCCGAGCCTTTATGTAGGATGTGCTATCGCCTGTGCCCGAGGCCGCTGGCCCGTCACCAGTTGCACCAAACCCACCACGTGAGCGTATCTGTTGATCCGGATCGGTCGCTGAACCGCGCCGCGCATCCGAGGCCACCGCGTTGATGGACCCGTCTGCATAAAGCACTAGGCGGCCGGTCTTGCGGGCTTTTTGCACGGCCCCGCGGGAGATCCCGGCGTGTTCGGCGTAGGCGCGTTCAGATAGTCCTTCCATGACCTGTTCCAGAGCCTCAGAGCATTGTTATTAAACGGATAAATACGTCTATTTGAGTTGATTAGACTTCCGTGTCGAGCGACTCTCACATCAAGCAAACAGCCTGATTGGAGAAAGCCCATGAGCACCCGCGCACAGATTGCCATACAGACCGGACCCGAAGAATGGGCGCACGTCTACGTCCACTACGACGGCTACCCCGAGCACATACTGGCAGCACTTCACGCTTGGACGCCCGAGGACATCCTTGCCGCCCGCGAGATCCGGCAAGTCAGCGCCGAGGCGCTGGACTGTTTTGATCCGCCGCGGACGCCGCGGGTCTTGCCGCGACCAACCCGCGCCTTTGGCCATTTGTATGTTTGGCAGGACGGCACGTGGGCAGAAGCGGAGGCAGCACAATGAGCGAGCTGGTTCTTCCCAGTCAAAACGAGGCTCACGGGTTTTACGGGCAGATGAGCACCTGCGCGTTGCGGGACAGGCCGACGGATCGGATCTGGACGGTGACCTGCGCCTTTATTGGTTTGGCCACGGGTGCCGGTACCGAAGATGAGATGCGCGGCATCAGGGATTTCTTGGACAGCTCAATGGGACGGCATTTTGCAGATGATGTGATTGACGCGCAGCAAGGCCGCGCCACGAACAATGAAATCGCGATCATTAAAGCCATCGAGAAATGGCAAGCCTGGACCATCAGTGCGGAGACCCAGCGGAAAGAAGGCATCCCGGCCGGGCTGCCATACCTCACGGGTTGGGTGCAGCATTTCGCTGTCACGGCCGCGATGGATGATGCCGACTAACCAGTTTCACGAGACATTTTGAAAAGGAGCAAACGATGCCCAAACTCACCGATTCACAATCTATTATCCTCACGCGCGCCGCATCCCGCCCTCGCAACTTGGCCATGCCGTTGCCTAAGGGGTTGGCTGGCGCTGCGGCCAAGATGACTGTTGGCAAAATGATCGAGCGCGGCTGGCTTGAAGAGGTCGACGCCAATCTCTGCCGCAAAGAGCCGCTCTGGCGGGAGACCGGCGATGGTCACGGCACAACCTTGATTGCAACTGAGGCCGGGCTTGAAGCTATCGGCATTGATCCGGTCGTCGCAAGTACAGTTAGCAACATCTGCAAGGCCCGACCGGCGGGTAAACCTGCAGAAGCGGCCGCAGAGGCAAGCGAAGGCCCTAGGCTGGCCTCTATCCGGCAAGGTACCAAGCAGGCCCTGTTGATCGACATGCTGCAACGCCCCGAAGGTGCCTCTATCAACGAGATTGTTGAGGCGACATCTTGGCAAGCGCATACGGCGAGAGGTGCAATCTCTGGTGCCCTCAAGAAGAAGCTTGGCCTACCAATCACGTCCGAGAAACACCCCGAACGCGGCACTGTTTACAAATTGGACGCGGCCTGAGCCAGCCCATTATCGCCATCGCTCGAACAGTCGGCGTAGCGCATAACTGCGCAGCAAGGAAATCATCACAAACAGTGCACCGATTGCAAGGTTGTCGCCAAGGCTGACTTGCAGTCCAAACCATGGGAACACCATGATCTGCGTTAAGATTGCCAATGCATAGCCTACCACAACGTTGGTGACCGCCTCGATAAGTGATTGGCGCCGCGACTGCATCACGCTGCCAGCCGCTTGGACTTGAGGCTTGCGAAACTCTCCCCGCTGTCTGCCAAAACAGCCTCTTCACCCGTAAAGGCCTCCCAGCGCTCGATAGCGACATCGACGTAAACCGGGTTCAACTCGACGCCGTAGCAAATGCGCCCAGCGGTCTCCGCTGCGATGAGCGTGGTCCCGGATCCCATGAAGGGCTCGAAAACCGCCTGGCCGGGGCTGGAGTTGTTCAGGATTGGGCGGCGCATGCATTCGACCGGCTTTTGCGTGCCGTGCACGGTCTCAGTGTCTTGGTCCTTGTTTGCGATTTGCCAGAGCGTGGTCTGTTTGCGATCACCGGCCCAGTGGCCCTTGCCTTTGGCACGTACGGCATACCAGCAGGGCTCATGCTGCCAGTGGTAATCCCCGCGGCTGAGGACCAGCCGGTCTTTAGCCCAGATGATCTGGGAGCGGATGTTGAAACCGGCGGCAATCAGACTGTCGGCCACAGTCGCTGCGTGCAGAGCGCCGTGCCAGATATAGGCCACATCGCCGGGAAAGAGGGACCAGGCCTCGCGCCAGTCAGCGCGGTCGTCGTTGAGGACCTTGCCTGTGCGTTTGGTCTTTGCAGCGCCCGCTTGGTTGCGCCAAGAAGGGTCGTATTCCACGCCATAGGGTGGATCGGTCACCATCAGGAGCGGTTTGACGCTTCCCAGAAGCCGCCCAACAACATCGGCGCTGGTGCTGTCCCCACAGGTCAGCCGATGGGGCCCGAGCTGCCAAAGATCACCTTCGACTGACACAGGGGTTGCCGGGGGCTCTGGAACATCATCCTCGCCGTCAATCGCGCTGTCATTGCCCAGCGTCTCTGAATCCTGCAGCAGGGCATCCAGATCCTCATCCGAAAAGCCCAGCAGATCGAGGTCGAAGTCTTCGGCCAGCAAACCCGCAATTTCGTCGCGCAGCATCGTCTCGTCCCATTCGCCGAGCTCGGTTAGCTTGTTGTCGGCAATCCGGTAAGCGCGCCGTTCCGCTTCATCGAGATGCCCAAGCCGGATGATAGGAGCGTCGGTCAGGCCCAGCGCGCCGGCTGCCAGCACGCGCCCATGGCCCGCGATCAACTCGCCGTCGTCCGCGACCAAGCAAGGGACCGTCCAGCCGAACTTCGCCATGCTGGCCGCAATCTTCGCAACCTGGGCCTCGCCATGGATCTTCGCGTTCTTGGCATAGGGCCGCAGCTTCTCGATCGGCCAGAGCTCAATCTGGCGCGGCGCAAAGACAAGATCCAT